TGTACCCAATGCACCACCAGACTGTAAAACGGTCTGCCAAGTGCCATCATTGCGCAAGAACGTAGTTGTAGTTCCTGCTGGTGCAGGGATTGTGTATCCATTCCAAATCATCGAGCCTTTAAGATACAGCGTTTTCCATGTGTATCCCGTAGCACCCAAATTGATCGCGTCATCAGTGCCTGGCGTGAATGAAGTGAATCCACCCGCAGTTCCCAAGATCACAAACGCAGTGGAGTTGTTCAAACTCATGTAGGCATCGTCTGATTGAATGCCGTTGTAGCTTCCAATTAAACCCGCTGTGACACCGTTAAATGTCTGATTAGCCGTGTAAGTATTAGCAACAGACAGACCAGGCGGGGTATAACCCAACGCTGTGGTCACATCAGCACTAGACAATGTGACCGCACCAGTGCGAGTGTTAAATGTAGAAACACCACCTGTTGCGGAGGCAGGAACACTCCACACACCACTGTTGTCCAAGTATTTGGTTGCATCACCCGTTGGTTGAGGGATTGTGTAACCGTTCCAAACAAAGTTGTTGCTTAAATAAAAGCCATTCCAACGGTTTGCAGTGTCACCCAAACTTGTTGCTTTTGGATCAGCAACGTCATAGTAAGGATAGAACTTAGCGCCCGTGTAGATTATCCCGTTGGGTGAGGTAAATGTATCTACTCCCAAAACCAAGGTTGTGCTTTGTGAACCAACACCAAAACCCAATGTGCTGACTGAACCAACAATTGCACCCGTGGCATTGTTTGTTGTTGCAAACACACCCGTCAAAGGCGTTGTGTTGCCCACTGCCATGACAGCAGACAATGCAGGCGTTGTGCCACCTGTACCGTTTGCCGCGGCTGTAATGCGTCCTTGAGCGTTGACAGTGATATTTGCGGAGGTGTAAGAACCCGCTGTCACTGTTGTGTTGCTCAGATCAATCGTGCCTGAAGTGGTGATCGTGCCACCATTCAAACCCGTGCCCGCTGTGATGCTTGTGACCGTTCCAGAACCTGATCCAGAGGGAGTTGCCCAAGTACCGTCATTTCGTAAGAAAGTTGTTGTCACTCCAGTAGGGGCAGGGATGGCGTAACCGTTCCAGTTAAATGCGTTGTTTAGATAAAAACCATTCCAACGCTTAGACGCACCACCCAAAGTCAATGCGTTAACGGCTGAACTGTCCACAATCGGTTGGAAGTTTGCACCGTTAAAGTCCACCACATAAGGATTAGCGGCCGCACCATTGTTTGTGAAAAACATCCGTCCATCAAGAGCCGAAACTCCTGAAGCCGTTGCGCCTGAATAAGTACCGCTTCCAATTCCAATACCGTTAACAGAAGGGGTTGTCTGGTTAAAGATTGCACCCAAAGTTGAGACGTTACCCGCTGTCAAAACAGTCTGAAGCGTTCCACTTCCACCACCGCCACTGCTAATCGGGTTGCCTGCTAAGTCAAGGTAAGCCGATGCCTCTACAGGGTCTTCAAAGCGGTTAGAAGCGCCTTGTTTGTACTGATCAACAGCACTGTAAAAATCACAGCCCACCAAAGCCAATTTAAAGGCGCTGGAGACGTTATTTATTGTTGGACGGGTATTGCTAGGGGTGTAGCTGTTTAAGCCAGCCCAACCGCATCCTTGGAATGTGATGGGGAAAGCAAAAGCAGAATTAGATGCACCCAAATAAACTTGTTGTTGGGGGTAACTTGTGTTCAATACAACAAAACTGCAAGCACTGACCACACCCGTTAAGCCTGGTCGTGACACGTTTTGCTGAATAACCAATTGACCAGAGCCACCATTGGCTTCAAAGTAAACACCTTGAATGTTAAAAGCGGAGGCCGATTGTTGGGCAATATTTCCACCACAGTTCAAAAGGGTCAAACCCCATTTGTCGCTAGAAAGGTCAGTTCCTGAACCATTGGACTCAATTGAGCCACCAATGTAGTTAAACGTTCCCGCACCGATAACCTTACCGCCAAACGCTGTGTTGTTTCCAACGGTACAACTTGCCATGTAAATGGCATTTGGCTCAGACACAAAACCTAAAGCCGCATTTGCTTCAAAGTAAAAACCGCCATAGTTAAAGCGAATTTCCATGTCTGAGAAAGTTGAGGACAGAACGTTAATTCCATACAAACCAATCGACCAACCCGCAATGTAAACATTGTTGACAGTGACAAAAGCAATGTCTTGGAAAACCATGCCTTGAACGTCAAGGTTAGGGCCGTACAGAGAGAAGCTGTCAAACTCGCAATATCCCGCAGGGTTTGGATCGTAGCCAACAACTTGAATGCCCCTAAAGTTACCTGTCTGGACAATACTGGTTGCCGCCATACCATCACCGCGCATTGAGGGACGCTTGATGGGGTCTGCGCCTGAATTCATTGTGAATGTCAGAACGTTGGAAATCTTGTAATTGCCCGCAGGCAAGTAAACACACCCACCATTGGTTTGGGCGTAATTGATAGCCGCTTGGATAGCCGCGGTGTCATCAGACGTTCCCGATCCCGTAGCGCCAAAGTCTCTGACGCTTACCAAGTCTTGTAATTTGTTGTGGACAGTCTTGCCCACCGCACCCGCCAAAACACCTGAAGCATTGGATTGTTTAAATCCAACCAAAGCATCACCTTGGGCAACGTTACTGGTGTTTGCCAAAAGGGTTAAAAGATTAGACGAGTCATTACCGCCAGTAATATTGTCGTAAGTGCCAATCAAGACCATGCTTGAGTCATAAAGGGCAAACTTATACCCAACACCTTGAGTCAGCCAAATCTCAAACGGCACTCGTCCCGCGGCATCTAAAGTGATGGGGTTTGAGTTAGCAGTTAGACCCGTGACAGAGGTGAAAGTAGCAGTCGGAGTAGATGTTCCTGCTGTGTAGGAATAAAGAAATCCACCACCCAGAGGCAAACCTTCATCCGAGAAGAACTGAGCGCCAGCGCCACCAAAAAGCGATAAATTGACCGTCATTTTTATTCCTTAATTTATACAAAACCGCCCGTAAGTATCCAACCCGCGTCTTTAGCCTTGTTGACCAGAAGCGCATCAGGATACCTTGCCACTTGAAGGGGACTCATGTTTGTGCGTTTTAGTGTTGCTTTTGCTTGTGCGGCATAGCCGTTGATCATTGTAATTTGCGTTGTTGACATCTTGCCGTACATGGGCATCAGTCTCTCAGCCAAACACCATCTCAGACACATTGAATAACCTTGTGGGAGGGAAATGTCCTCATACATGGATTCATATCTGCTGAACAAAGTATTGGCAAACAAGTGCATTTCGCCTTGTGAGGGGCTTGGCCAGATAAATAGATTTCCAGAATCTGAGCCTGGGTTAAAGTAAACCGCTTTTGGCCACGGGCCGTTCAGCGTCTTTAAACCAATCATTTCGTAATCTTGCAGGGCAAGAATTGACATTGGGTAATCTAATCCACCGCCTGTGATGGGCTGACCATTGGATGTGGTGTTGATTCGTACAAAGGCAGAATCAATGTTCAAAGGCTTTTGGTAGTAAGCCGTGATAGTTGTTGATGGGACGTTTTGACTAATGTTGAGTTGGTATGTTCCAACTTCGTTAATATTACCGCCCGCACCCGTCAAAAACTGTGTGATCTTAGTGCCAGGCGTGATGTTTGTGCCTTTTAGCGTCTGTCCTTGAGCCAACGCACCCGACAAAATACCCGTCACGGTTAGGATGTTTCCTGAGATTGAGCCTGTAAAAGACGCACCAATAAAGTTAAGAGTCGAGGGATTAGGGCCAATCGTGTATTGGGTTTGTCCCGCAATAACAGGGCAAATGATCTCTGTGACATTGAAAACCATCATGTTTTCGTTTGACCATTGGTCAATCATGTCGTTGAGCATCTCAAAGGCATCTTGAGCCGCGTCTGCGGATGGAGTCTCACCCGCCTCTAATGCACCAATGTCCTTTAATGCTCGGCTAACAATATCTAAAGGCACTGTCATGGTGTTTCCTTACAATTTCACTGAAAAGGTCTGAGGTTGCCAAGGAGGAGGCGTAAATTGGCTTTTGCTCAGAGAATCTAATTGTTCTTTGAGCCTAGATTTTATGATGCAATTGCCATCTCGCATAGTCTCTTTTTCAATCCATCCAACAATCATTTCCTCTGTCACCTGGTCAAAAGAAACGGTCAGCTTTGGATCACCAAATGTCCAATAACCCTCTGTTTCAACAGACAGGTCATCTTCTTTTGCGGTCACATGGTATTTGGCACAAAGAATCAAGCCATCTTTAGCTTGAGTCTCTGTGATTAACCATTGACAGATCATGCTGACCAAGGCAGTGGAGGAGTCACCACTGGCGGGTTGATTTGGTTTTGGATTTGTTGCTCAACAGCGGCTTCAGTGGCAGTTTGGTCAACGCCAGAAGCCCATATCCAGCCAAGCACTTGCGCTTGAGTTAAATCAGCGTAAGCCGTATAAGGTGAGCCTGCCGTGTATGTAACAGAACAAGTTGAATAAACAGATGCGTTATATGTTCCATCTGTGCCATTACATTGCCAATGCACATTAAAAACAACATCTGTTTCGCCCTCAGTTTGAGGGTAACAATCCATTTGAGATACGTTCCAAACTATTTCTGTGGTCATGTTTATGCTCCTTTAAAACCATGATTTGCAAATTTTCCATGAAATGTCTCACGGGCTAATTGCACAAATTCTGAGGCAAGTTCTTTTGATTCAAAAGTGCCAAGATGTTTTGTTTTACCCATTACCTTAATTCTGGCAATCCATTTTTGACAGACTTTGCTCCAAACAACACCTTTAACACCAGAAGTATTATGGGCATACATTCCTGAATTACGCTGATTTTCTGCTTTAGTTGCCGCCCTAAGATTGCTAATGTCGTTATTCATTGGGTTGCAATCTGCGTGGTCAACAATTTCTGGCAAATAACCATAATGCATTAAAAATATAATTCTTGCTAAAGCATGATGCTTTTTGTTTATGCCAACAGTAACATGATGACC